TAATAGATGCTTCTCAACTAGGTTATAGTTTTAGCCCAACGGACGAGGTAGTAGCAATAGGAAAATTTAGTAGTTAAAATGGCAATAATTAAACCCGAACAACTTTCATCAGGAACTTATAATATTTCAGGTTCATTCTCTGGTTCATTCCATGGGGATGGAAGTGATTTAACTAACTTACCAACTCAATCATTTGAAACTGGATCATTTGTAACCACCTCATCCTTTAATGCCTTTACTAGTTCATACACTACAGGTTCATTTACTGGCTCATTTCATGGGGATGGAAGTGATTTAAATAATTTACCATCAAATGTTATATCAACTGGTTCATATGCTGATTTCCCAGATACAGGCTCAGAAGGCTACATTTATATTGACAATTCAGCCAATATTGGATACTTATGGGATTCAGGTTCAATACCTCCAACATATGTAAATATTGCAGGACCATCTACTCCACCAGAGGTACTTCCATTAGCATTTGCAAATGCAGCAACAGTACTTACTCTATCCCCATCTCCACTTTACAATAATGGAATTTCAGGATCAGGAGCAACACTTACAGGTAGTATAAATGGTGTATTATCAGATGGAACAAACCCAGGTAAACTTGATTATACCTATACTCCTGTTGTTGGAGATGTGATACTTGTTAAAAATCAACTAGTATCAACAAACCCAGTAACAAATAGAGGATTTCAAAATGGTTTATATACAATTACAAGTACAGGAAGTGCCTCTAGCAAGTATGTATTAACTAGAACTGGAGAATATGATGTATCATCTGAACTATATCCTTTACAAGTAAATGTATTAACCGGAACAAATAATGCAGCTAGATCATTTATCCAATCTACCGTTAATCCAGTAATTGGTACAAGCAATTTAGTATTTGCAGCATCTTCAGCTTCACCATCAGTAGCACCACAAATAGCATTTGTTGATACAGTAATTGATACACCATTAACAAATATTGTTTATGCTACGGGCTCAATTTATGCATTGATACCAGGTGCAGGAGCTACTTTAACTTCAACAGTCCCAGGAACATTAGGAACATGGAATGGATTATCGGTAAATACTAATCAAAATATAACTGGCAGTTTCACAAGAGCACTTGTCATAAACCAAACTAACCCAGCTTACAATGGAGATTATTCAGTTTTAGCTACAGGTTCTAATACTGTTTTTTGGAAACTTCAAAGAATAAATAACCAGGTAGGTGGATTTAATAGATATACTAGATTTTTCCTTGTATCAAATACTAGCTCATCCAAAGCAGGTAGAATGTATTTTACTGCACCTAACAGTCCCGTATTAACAGATGCTACTATTGGTACAGCACCAATCAATATTTTTGAATATGGAGGAGGTAGCTCTACATCAGCATTCCCATTTACAGGATCTGCAATCATTACCGGTTCATTAACTGTAACAGGGTCGATTGTTGCAACTACTGGATTTACTGGAAGTTTATTAGGTACCGCTTCATTTGCTCAAACTGCTAGCTATGCTTTAAATGCTTTAAGTGCATCTTACGCACCTAGTGTATCACCATTCCCATTTACTGGATCTGCTCTTATAACGGGTAGTTTAGGAGTAACAGGTAGTTTAGGAGTAACAGGATCATTTAGTGTATTATCATCCGGCTCGGTTCCATTTACAATTACCAACGGCCGAGTTGGAATTGGATTAGATACATCTAGTCCATATTGGTCAAATGCTAGTTTACAAATAGTAACATCTGGTAGTGCTGTAGGTACTGCAACCGCATTGCGTATTAGAGAATCTGCATCAAATGCACAATTTAATTTAACAGCATTTTCATCATCAATCGCCGGCAGACATTTAAGATTATCTGAAGATACATCTGGTACTGCAGTAATGGTATGGTTACAGACAGGAGAAGTTGGTATCGGCATTAATTCAACTACAGTTGCCCCAACAGCAAAACTTCATATAAACAACACTACACCATCTGCTTCATTCCTAGTTGAAGATTCTGTAAATCCCGATGTTACGCCATTTATAATTGATACCGATGGTAAAGTTGGGATTGGAAAATTATCACCATCTGCTTCGTTAGATATTACCGGTAGTGTTCTAGTAACGGGATCTTTAAGTGTATCACAAGGAATAACTGGTAGTTTATTTGGAACAGCAAGTTGGGCGTTAAATTCATCAACTGCGTCATACGTTGTAACAGCACAAACCGCTAGTTATGTTTTAAATGCGGTAAGTTCAAGTTTTGCTACAACTGCATCTTATGCTTTAAATGCTTTAAGTGCATCTTACGCACCTAGTGTATCACCATTCCCATTTACTGGGTCTGCTCTTATAACTGGCTCACTAGGAATAACTGGTTCATTAACAGCAACTCAAATTGGGGTAGGAGCTAATCCAAGCGGTAGTGTTAGATTAGATGTTCGAGCATCAAGTTCTGCAGCAACTGATATTGCATTCAGAGTTAGGAATAGTGCTGATAATGCAAACTTGTTTGGTATTAGAGGTAACTCCGATTATGAATTTCCAGCAGTAGCAACAAATGGAGATTTTAATATTTATCAATCTAATATTCGTCTTTTTAAAATTGGAGATTACTCTAGAGGAAGTGTATCTTTTGGTCAAAATTCAAATTTTACAAGTACACTAAGTAGAGTTACTATACTCGGAAGTGAAGGTTCGTGTACAAGTGATGAATCTTTAGCTGTTGGTTTTGCAGCAATAGTAAGTAGTACAGGTGGTATTGCTATAGGTGTACAAGCAAGGGTAGATAGTTCTAGTAATGTTATAAAAATAGGTAGAGGAAATAACAATTCTCATAGAGGAGCAAATTCTATTCATATTGGCAGCAGTGGAGCTTTGACGGGAACTTGGTTTGAAGCTGATAATATTTTTGGTCTTTATTTTAATTCAAATAATCAATCGCATATTGCAAAATCAAACGGTTCATTTGGTTTATTGGGTGCATTAACATTTATTAGTAATAATACGAATCTATCATCTTCAATGGGTGATGGTGGTAACACTTTTGTTGTAAAAAACCACGCTTCCGTACCATCAACCAATATTGTAGATACCTTTCAATTATATTCATCAGCATCTGTAGCTGGTAACGCAGCTCCACACTTCCGTACAGAAGCAGGAAATGTAGTTAAACTATATACTCAACCCGCTGTTACCTCATCTCAAGGAATTGCAGATGCTTTAACTAACCTAGGTTTATTAACTGGTTCATCTGTTATAGCAACCATTCCACCATTTCCATTTACAGGTTCTGCTCAAATTACTGGATCTATAATATTAAATAATGCTCTTTATACGGCAATACAAGTAACAGCAAACATAGGTACCACAACCATATATGCATTTCCAACGGCATCATACGACGGCGCATTCATTGATTATACTGCGCGTAGTGGATCAAATGCAAGGGCAGGACAATTAATGGGTATCTGGTCTGGCAGCGCAGTAAACTTCACAGAAACAACCACTACCGACTTTGGATCAACTGCTGGATTAACATTTGGAATGAGCATATCTGCAAGTTCCATGATCGTATCAGCATCAGCAACAAGTACAGCATGGACCATAAAAACAATCATTAGAAGTATCTAATTACATATTTATAACAAAGTATTAACCTAATCTCGGAAAGTGAACAGATATGGCAAACGAATTTAAAATAAAGAATGGATTCCTTTCTGAAGGTAATTCACAAATTACCGGATCTCTAACGGTAACTGGAGGTATAACCGGATCATTGCAAGGAACAGCAACAACTGCTTCATTTGTAACAGCCTCTAATGTTGTTGGAACTGTAACAAGTGCTTCATTTGCGGTAAGTGCTTCATATGCAGCTACTTCATCTTATGCAATGAATGGTGGAGTAACTCAATTATTAGCAGGCCCAAATGTTACATTATCTCCAACAAATGGTTTGGGTCAAGTAACAGTTAGTGCTACATTAAGTGGAAGTACAGTTTTTAATACATCAACGGGTTCATATGGTAGTTTTTACGATACAACTACTCAAACAAATCCAGTAGCAAATATACCTCGATCAATGTCCTTTAACTCAACGGATATTACAAACGGTGTATCAATATCAGGTTCAACATCTCCCTTTAACACATATGTTAAAACACAAAATGCTGGAGTATATAACATTCAATTTTCTGCTCAAGTAGAAAAAACAGATTCAGGAACTGATGAGATAGTAATTTGGTTAAGAAAAAATGGAACTGACTTAACCGATACTGCCACTACTATAACATTAACTAATAACAATACTAAAGTAGTAGCAGCTTGGAACTGGTTTGTACCCTCAGCAGCTGATGATTACTATCAAATTATATGGATATCAGCTGATACTGGAATGAGACTGCTAGCAGAAACAATCTCAGGAACACATCCAGGTATCCCTTCTGTAATAGTAACAGCTAATAGAGTAGATCAATTTCTATCAAACACAGGTTCATTCTCAGGTTCATTCAATGGTGTATTTACAGGATCATTGCAAGGTACAGCTTCATATGCTCAAACAGCTAGTTATGTTTTAAACGCAGAAAGTTCAAGTTTTGCTACAACGGCGTCATATGCTGATATAGCATTAAGTGCTTCATATGCACCTGGTACAACATTCCCATTTACAGGATCTGCTCTTATAACTGGTTCATTAGGAGTAACAGGTTCATTATCAATAGATTCACCGGGTCCTGGTACAATTGACTTTGGAGACGGTAGTCAAATCCAATCTATACCAACTAGCTCAGGTGATGGGTATGGATACACAACATTAACTTTAACCCCAGATACTAGTATAGCATCTGATCAATATATAATATTAGATCCAACCACACCAAACCACATACATATTCGGGCAGGTGGTACAATTGATTCATCAAGTGCTTATTTATATTTAGGTGGAGAAAAATCAAATATAGTTGTACGAAATTTAGATGATTCATTTAATGAAAAACATTGGGTTCAAATCAATACTCAAACGGGCTCAACACAAAGTACTTGGGTATTTAACGATGATGGAGATTTAACAGTACCAGGAAGTGTATTAGGAGTTACTAGATTACAACACATAAATAGTAATGCTATTGGTACCGGTTCACATGCAGAAGGTGCTACAACTTTAGCATCCGGTTCGTATTCACATGCAGAAGGAAATAGTACTCAAGCAGTTGGATCATATTCACACGCAGAAGGAAATAGTTCGATAGCATCAGGATCATATTCACATGCAGAAGGAGAAAGTACTCAAGCAATTGGACAATACTCACACGCAGAAGGTACCAATACTCAAGCAATAGGAGATTATTCACACGCAGAAGGAAATAGTACTCAAGCAATAGGAGCTGTTTCACATGCAGAAGGATCAGGTACTACAGCAATCGGAGATTATTCACACGCAGAAGGAGGTAGTACAATAGCATCAGGTTCATACCAACATGTTTCAGGACAATACAATACACATGGAGATACTACTTCTTTATTTATTGTAGGAAATGGTATATCAAATGGTAGTAGATCAGATGCATTCAAAGTTACCCCATCCGGCTCAATTGTTCTCCCCACCGTACAATCAAGTACACCTTCATGGACTGGTACTCAAGGAGAAATGGTATTTTCAGATAATGGTACATTATATAAAATGAACGTATGGTTAAATGGAGGATGGCGCTCTACATCTTTAGTATAATATTTATAATAAAAAAACAATGGAAACAGTTACAGAAAATCAAGTTTTAACTCAAGAAGAGTTACAAGTGTTAAATTCAATTCAAGAAGAAACACAAGCCCTTATTTATGAATTAGGAGAAATCGAATTAATCAAATTGCAATTGGATGAAAGAAAAAATCAATCCAAGAATATGCTTGATGAATTAAGGATTAAAGAACAAACCTTTAATCAAGATATTATAACCAAATACGGGAAAGTCAATATTAATACAAACACAGGAGAAATCCTTCCACTTGTTTAATGATTTTCCACTCACCCCTCAATATTTATAATTAAAATACCATGCCAGAAGAAGTACTATTATCCCCCGGTGTATTAGCCATAGAAAATGACCAGTCATTTATAACCCAACAACCTATTCAAGCTGGAGCAGCAATTATAGGACCTGCTGTGAAAGGTAGAGTTGGTATTCCTACCATTGTGACCTCATATAGTGATTATATGAATAAATTTGGAAGTACTTTCTTAAGTGGCTCTCAAACATACACATATTTTACCTCTATTTCAGCATACAATTATTTTAACAATGGAGGAGGATCGTTATTGGTAACTAGAGTAGCTAGTGGCTCATTCACACCCGCAACTTCATCCCAAATACCTGATTCAGGTTCAGTAAATAATGCTTTTATCTTAGAGACATTATCTCCTGGTAAAATCATGAATAGTACTAGTACTTTAAATTCAGATGGTACTTTACCTTCAGGTTCAGCAGATAACTTTAGATGGCAAATTGTTTCTCCAAACACAGCATCTGGTACATTTTCTTTAATTATCAGACAAGGGAATGATTCAACAAATTCTCCCTCTATTTTAGAGGTATGGGGCCCGTTATCTTTAGATCCATTTTCTCCAAATTACATTGAGAAAGTAATAGGTAATCAAGTTGAAAATGTTGCAAGTGACAATGGAGAATACTACTTACAATTATCTGGAAGTTACACCAACCAATCAAACTATATTAGAGTAAAACAAGTTAACTTAACAACCCCAGGATATTTAGATAACTCAGGTAATCCAAAACCACAATTTACTTCATCTATTCCAATCCCAGCTAGTGGTACTTTTGGAGCAGCAACAGGAGATAATATTCCTTCTGGAGTAGGTAATTATTACGAAAATATATCTTATCTTGATTCACAAGGATTAACAGGAGCAAATTATACTCAATCAATCTCATTATTATCTAATAAAGACCAATATAGATACAACTTTATTACAGTACCTGGATTAATTAGTAGCTTTTCACCTACAACAGCTATAACATCATTGATATCTAACATCTCAGATAATGGAAATTCAATGGTTATACTTGATACTACAGAGTATGGTCAAAACATAAACTCTGTTGTTACAGATGCACTAGCATTAAATACTTCATATGCTGCTACTTATTGGCCATGGGTTAAAACAATAGATCCGAATACAGCACAACAAGTTTGGGTACCTGCTTCAACTTTAATCCCTGGAGTATATGCTTTTAATGACAATTCAACAGAAGCATGGTTTGCACCAGCTGGTATAAGTAGAGGAGTAATTAGCAATGCTGTTATGGCCGAACGTTTTTTAACTCAAGGAAATAGAGATACTTTATATGAAGCAAATGTTAACCCAATTGCTACATTCCCAAATTCAGGAGTAACAGTATTTGGACAAAAAACACTACAGAAAAAAGCAAGTGCTTTAGATCGTGTAAATGTTAGAAGATTGTTAATTGAACTTAAAAATTATATTTCTCAAGTAGCAGATAATTTTGTATTTGAACAAAACACAGCAGCAACCCGAAATAATTTCTTACTTCAAGTTAACCCATATTTATCTTCAGTTCAACAAAGAAATGGTTTATATGGTTTTAGAGTAGTTATGGATGAATCAAACAATACTCCAACAGTAATAGACAATAATCAATTAGTAGGTGCAATATATCTTCAACCAACAAAAACAGCTGAATTCATTTATCTAAACTTTAATATATTACCTACAGGAGCACAATTTTCTTAACATATAGAATCGTTTTTGAACAAAAAAATAATATTTATAATAAAATAAAAACCTAATAAAAAAATGGCAAATTTCCCAGTATCCCCAGGAGTAAATACAAGTGAAATAGATAATACATTCTTGATGGGCCAACCTGTACAAGCAGGAGCAGCTATCGTAGGACCTACAGTAAAGGGACCTGTTGAAGTACCTACACTTGTTTCTTCTTATGCAGATTACGTAAATAGATTTGGAGATGTTTTAGTAAGCGGAAGCGATACTTATTCATATTTCACTTCAGTTTCAGCGTACAATTATTTTAACAATGGAGGAACTTCTCTTATTGTTGCTCGTGTAGTATCAGGTTCATATACAGCAGCCACTAGTAGTAAAATTGATAACTCATTAATTACCTCAACAGGTAATACAGCCTCTTTTTCTATAAACGCTACAACCACTATTACTGGCTCAGCAACTGGTTCATTCTCATCAGGAATTAGAATACAAACTTCTACAAATGATTATTGGATCATGCCTAATACTAATTTTAGTTATTATAATAATTTAATTGATTTTTTCTATACTTCAAGTGGAGCTACAACAAATAATGATACTACTAATTATTTGAATGCGGTTGTAAGTACTATTAATGATCCAAATGCAGATTTTGCCATATTAGGTTTAACAGCCAGTTACTCAGCACCTACACTTACAATTAACGCCTCAGGTCCTGGAACTTCATTAAACGGAGTAAATATTTATAAAGACGCTACGGGAGGGAATATAGGAACATTAATTGGTACACTTTCAGGAGGAACAAATAGTATATTAGGATCATCACTTATTCTAGAAACCCTAGGAAAAGGTATTATCATGAATAATACAGGAGTATTAAATCCTGATGGTACTTTAGTATCAGGTTCAAAAGATAATGTTAGATGGGAAATTACAAATGCTAATACAGCATCAGGTGCATTTAATGTAATTGTTAGACAAGGAAATGATAAAACAAATTCCAAAACAATTTTAGAATCTTGGAATAATGTTAACTTGGACCCAAACTCTTCCAGATTTATATCTCAAGTAATTGGAGATCAAGTTTTAGACTACAATCCAACATCAAACCAAATTGATATCTCATCAGGAACATATCCTAACCAATCAAGATATATCCGTGTAAAATCAGTTCCAACATTAACTCCAAACTACTTAAATAGCAGTGGAACTCCAGTTTCAGCATATACAGCATCTATTCCAATTAATGGATCAGGTTCATTTGGAAACGCTACAGGAGATGTAAAAGGTGGAGCTAATTTCTATGAAAATATTAATGGAGGTGTTTCTGGAAATACACAAGGATTAGTTGCAGGTAACTACACTAACATGGTGAATTTACTCGCAAATAAAGATGATTACCAATTCAATATTCTTTCAACTCCTGGTTTGTATAACGCAGATTATGCTTCAACGATTTCAAGTATTGTAACAAATACTCAAAATAGAGGAGATAATTTATATGTTGTAGATTTAACTAGCTATAGTGGTGGAATAACAGATGCTATTACAGAAGCTCAATCTAGAGATACTTCATATGCTGCTACTTACTGGCCATGGGTTCGTATCCAAGATCCAGCAACTGGTAAACAAGTATTCGTACCAGCTTCAACTTTACTTCCAGGTGTGTTTGCATTCAACGATAAAGTAGCTGCTCCATGGTTTGCACCAGCAGGTATTAACAGAGGTGGATTATCTACAGTATTGAGAGCTAAAGTAAAATTATCACAAGCAGATAGAGATAACTTATACACTAACAATATCAATCCAATTGCTACTTTCCCTAGAACAGGAGTATCAGTTTTCGGTCAGAAAACATTACAAAAAGGAGCATCTGCATTAGATAGAATTAATGTTAGAAGATTATTGATTGAATTGAAATCATATGTTTCTCAAATTGCTGATACATTAGTGTTTGAACAAAATACTATTACTACAAGAAATAATTTCTTAGCTAGAGTAAACCCATATTTGGAAGCTATCCAACAAAAACAAGGTTTATATGCATTTAGAGTAGTAATGGATGCAACAATCAATACACCAGACATTGTTGATAGAAATCAATTAGTAGGTCAAATCTTTATCCAACCTGCTCGAACAGTAGAATTTATAGCTTTAGACTTCATTCTTGAACCAACAGGAGCTCAATTCCCAGGATAAAAAATTGAAAAATAATTTAAAGGAGAGTGCAATTTATTGCGCTCTTTTTGTTTTCTATAATATGTATAATGGACCCAAACGACATATTATGAAAAAATGTACAAAATGTAGCCAAGAAAAAGAATATTTAAATTTTTATAAAAAATTATCATCTAAAGATGGATATAATAATGTTTGTATCCCCTGTAGAATAGAATATAATA